AAAAGTCAAAGACATAATTCTAAATGGTTTTGCAGAAAAACCTAATGATGAATGTGTAATATTTACTATATCTCCAATAACTAAATCATAAGCATCAAAGCCTACATTGATTGAAAGCTGTAAAGCTTCTCTTGATCTTCTTAAAATTATTTCAGCCATCTCCTCTGCTTGGTATGGTGATGTAAGTGACTTCATAGAAAATCTTCCCTCTAGCAAAAAGCCACCATCAGCCGCTTTTAGAGTTGCGTGTCTATCTGCAACATCTAATCCTGAGTCATCAATAGGTGGAAACTGAACTTCATCTGCTTGGAAGTTTCTATCTGGATTTATAAAAGAAACTATAACCCTATTGTATCTATCATTTTTACTTGGAGAAGATAAACTGTAACCACCAATAATATCATCTTCAGTAAGTGTAATTGAAGCTGAACCTGTTGTTTCAATAACTAATTTATATTTACCACCAGCATAAGGTAAAAATCCTCTGCACCCTGTAATCAACTCTCTCAGGTTAGAGATTACTTTTTTTGACGTATCTAAAACTGCATTTGTATCAAAAAGATTTATTTGAGAACCACCTGAAAAAGGAGTAACCTGAGTAACACAAACTTGTGAAGCATCATAAAAACTTTGTAAATCAATATCAGCAGTTGGTATTCCTTTTCCATATCTTTCATTTCTAAGATAATCTAAAATACAAAATGCTGGATTTGTAGAATATGTTGCACTTGATTCAACTAAACTTGAATTTAATGTGACTATTTTTTTACCTTGTATTTTAGCTTGTACTTTTGGGATTGAACCAAAAATATCTTGATTCCATTTAAACTTCAAAGCAAGATAAGCTATGGCTGATAACTTATGGTTGCTTGTCCAACTTGATAATGTTGATAATAGACTAGATGCACTTTGACTATCTGTACCAAAATGTGGCTCGATTGTGATGTAACTAACACCATCTTTATAAAAATTACTATCTGAACTTGCTACTGTTCTTTGTGTATTATCTGTAAGAGAACCACTAAATGTTACTACTTTGTCATCAACTCTTATTTCTTGTATTGAGTTTATTTCACCCTCACACATAACAAGAGCCATATATAAAAACTCGTTATCTGTTCCTGAAGTTTCTAAAAATACTCTTGTACCACCAATAAGTCTTTCACCATAAACAACAGGAATAGCCGCATCATTACTTTGTTTATTAAGTAATATACCTCGTTCAAAATCATCAAATTCACCTACACCAAAATCAGGAATATCAGGTGTTGGTATTAACCATGATATAGCTTTCATTACAATTTTTGTGAAAGCTTTGAATACTTTTTTTACAGGTCTTGTTATTGCTTTAAATACTTTTTTCAATTTTATATCTTGTACTGTTTGACTTGAAAAATCCATACCAACATCTGTACTAAAAAATCTTTGTTGAGATGTGTTATTTGTTTTACGACCTGATTTTTTTTCAAAGTCAGCCCAATGAGAAACTATATCTAAACTTACTGAACTAGCTGAATCTGTTTCTTGTATTGCAAAATTATCAATAGTGCCTTTGTAAAGTAAAAAAGGGTTAGCTATTAAAGCACTATTATCATCTAAAAATCCTCTAAATATTGTAACTGTATCTGTAATTATATTTTCATTTAAAACTGTTGAAATAAATGTTTGGTCTGCACCTGAAAGTGTAATTGATATTGGAGATAAATTTACATCTGTTTCTTCTGTAAAATCAGAAACACCCATAATAAAATCACTAGCAACATAAGTTACTGAACTTCCTGAAACTGATGATGTTAGTGAAAAAGAGCAATCAGTAATATTAACAGGAGTACCGAACCCAATAGTGATAAGGTGGACAGGTCTAATATCATTTGTTGCTAGTTCTGTCTTTATTGATGATGTTAGGCTTCTCGTCATATTTCTCGTAACTTGTTCTGTTTATTTTAATAGTATCTAATACCTTATATTTAGCATTTTTGGTAGGCTGATTATATTGTCCAAGATCATTTGTTTTAAAATTAATATTTTCTTCGTCAATGATTTCTTCAGCAGTAAAATCAGCATTAAGCCAATAAGTGACTTTATACTTCATTACAAAGCTTCTTCTACATCTAATTCAAATTGATAAAGAACATTCCCATCTTTGTCAGCACTTACAGCACCAAACTCTTGAACATCATTTGTAAGATGTACTGTAAAAGGAATATTATCGTATGCTACAGCTTCGTCATCTGATAATGCAGTAGTCAATGGTGGTTCTATTGTGACAGTAGCCGCACCTGAAGAACTTGTTACATCTGCAACAACCATATAAACTTTTGTGTGTCCATTAAATTTTATAAAATCACCAGCCCTTAGTCGGTTTGCCGAGTCAGCCGCAAATCCATCAATAGCAATAGTAGTATCTCCAACTGTGTGACTACCATTAACAGCAAGTGTGCCTGTTTCAACTCCTCTAGCATCTTCTATTTCTGGTGGTATGATTGTAAAGTTTTCTTTTTGTGATCTTTGTTTTATAATAAATGCCATAAGTTCGCCATAAATGTCAGACCTCTTTCCTGTAATTATTTGTGCAGTAAAAGCAAATCTTTGACCATCTATTTGTCTTGCAAGTTTCTTACCTGATTGTGATTTTGAAATAATTGTATTCTGTATGCTCCGAATACCAAGAGTCGAAAAACCAGCAGAAGATATTGGAAATGCACCAGCCATTAGATTATACTACTTCTCCCTTTTTCATTTACTGCATTGTTTATTAGTTGAGTTATTGTTCCTCTTGATCTTACAAGTAATTCTTCAAAACCAGAAGCATCAACAGTATTGATATTAAAATTAACATTTACAGCACCACCCATAGAACCAAGTCTTGAATTTGGAATAATCTGACCTGATGAATTTGGTACAAACAATTCACCACCTCTACCTGAAGCACTATCACCAACTATAACAGGTTGGTCTTTTCTAACAGAACCACCTTTATTAAATAATTTGAAGCCACCACCGCTTCCGCCACCCAAAGCTAATAATGCGGCTTGAAGTGCAACTTGTTTTGCTTTTTCTGCTGTAATTTTTTTTTCAGTTGCTAGTCTGCTATTATCTTTATTAAATAACTTTTTTAAAAGTAATTCCTCTATTGCAAGTAAAGCTAGTCTTTCAATAGTTTTTGCAATAATATCAACTAATAACTGTTGAGCAAATTGTTTGAAAGTCATATTTATTTTTTTTCCTAATACTAAAGCTTCTGCAATACCTTTTGAAAAAGTAGAAACACCTCTATTGATACCATCAAAAATTTCTTGTGATAAACTAAATTGTTCATTTTGTTGTTGTACTTTTTCAAGTATTTCCATTCTTAAAGAATTTTCTACTTCTATCTGTTTTTTATGTTGTATATGTGCTTCGTGAATATTTTTAAAAACATTTGAAAGTTTTTTAGTATGATCGACAGATTTTTCTCTTTCCTCATTTATACTTACAAGCCCTTTTTGCAATTCTAAATGATGTGGTAATTGTCCTTTAATTGCTTCTTTTCCCTCATTTAAAAGTGCTATTTGATCTTCAAGTAATTTATTAAATGCTACTTGTGCATCTGTTAAAGTACTGAAAACATCTTCACCATCTTCACCCTCAAAGAGTTTTACAGGCTCAATAAGTTGATCTTTTAATTTTGTTATTTCTTTATTAAAATCCTCAACTGTTTTTAAATCCATATTTTCTATAGGAATAATTTTAGGTAATTCTGATAATTCTTTGATTTTACCAATTATAAATGATATTCCAGCTAGAGCCGCCGCACCTTTTTTTCCAAAAAGCATAGCACCAACTAAACCAACAGATTTAACAAAGGCTGGTAGTTCCATAAAACCTTTTATAATTGTTCCAAGAACTGAACCTATTTCTCTAATAACAGGAATTAATTCTTTACCTATATTTACTGCACCAACTAAAGCACTTGCTAAATTTTGTCCTACTGCTTTTGCTATCTCGTCTAATTTTTCTGCATTGTCAGCTAAGAACTTATCTAAATCTCCAAACTGTCTTTTCAGTTCTTCAAAGAAACCAGCTTCAAGTAAAACTTTTTTAAAGTTAAATATTTTATCGCCAATCATTGAGAGAGTACCCTCAAATGTTTTTGCTAGTTCATCTGTTGAATTACCAAATCTACCACCTCTACCAAATACTCTTTCAAAAGCCGCTACTGTATCTTCTATGGAAACTGTTGCTCCAGCTTTAAAGCCAAGCATATTTCTTACACCTTTTTCTCTAAAAAGGTCAGCCGCACCAATACCAGCACTAAATGATCTTTGTATTTGTTCAGCCGCAGTTCTAAAATCTAATCCTGTTGTTGCCGCAACATTTCCTGTAATCTCCAACATCTTTTGAAGATCATCTGCATTGTCTGTAACTGTCAT